TGAGTATTCTGGGGCAGGGGAGTTGTACTTTCGTAAACTCCCCTGCGCGCTATCGTGACCGATTAGCTTCATAAACATTCTCCAAGAAAGCAAAGCGAAGCCTTGTTTCTTCTGGAATCTTTATACTGTTCCCAACACAATAGTTGTAAGCTTGTCTGTATTTCTTCCAATCTTTTACCTCCCAATGTGCCGGGTCCCAAAATTCCCAATCGCCGCCCCATTCCAATTTAATGTTGCGCTTTCTGGCAATTTCTTTTCCAATGGCACCTATTACGTCCCATTGTTTTTTGCTCAAATCCCACGCCTTAGTCGCGCTGATAATATCAACGGCTAACCCATACTGGTGTGGGCTTTGGCCTGCTCTTGCATTAGACCTACCTTGCGCGTGCAACTCTTCTTGCCGCTCACGCGTTCTCAAGAATTCAAACGCTTTTATTGGTATACGCCTTGCTTTGCACTCTCTGTGCATCGCTTTCCAAAATTCGACTATTTGCGGGTGAACCCACATATATTCGTTTTCACTTTGGTCTATAACAACATGAATGTTCTTATGGGCGTTTTCGTCTATCAGGTCTAAAGCAGCATCTGTATGCTTTTTATGCGCCAGTCCTTTTAAATATTGGATCCGGTCTAAAAACCGGATCCATTTTAAAAAACTAAGTAGCGGTTTCACCTTCTGTAACATCTTCTGTTACTTCCTCCGCTACTGTTTCCTTTGCCTGCATTGCTGCTATTTGCTGCCTCATTTCCGCAAGCTGTGTCCGCTCGTCTTTCATTTGAGCATCAAAATGCGCTTTGTTTAACTTCATTATTTCCACCATTTGCCCAAATTCTTTGTTTTCGCGAATGCGTGGCTCTAAGTTAACAAATTCGTCGTCCATTGTTTTTGCTACGTTTTGATCTAAGTCCGGTAAGTTCACCCAAACTTGGGCTTTTTTGTCTGCTTTAATAAGCACCCATGAATTACCTTTTGCAGTATACTCAACCGACATTTTGTCGTCGCCGCCTGCGATGAGTACTGCCTTGCTTAGATCGCTTCCCTCTACATCTGCCCATATTTCAATGGGAGAGTTCGCGATGACCTCAAACGCTACGCGTCTCGGTCTATTGCTTGGGAAGGCTATAACGTCGCCCGCATTATAATTGCTCCAATGGTCTATTACACCAACTTTAAAATGTTTCATTTCATCACCTTTTAATTTTAAGAAAATGGCGGGGGAGGGAGGTTCCCCCGCCGTTGCACTACTTAGTAATTCGAGCTGCGTCGACTAAGTTAGTGATTGAGTCGTAGTCTGATGTCGCGTCCGCTTCTATCAAGCGATCCCCGAACACTACGTTTGTGTCGACAGTTAATTGACTTACTGCTGTAATCTCAAAACTATCGCTTACCTGATCTGCAAAAATCTTTTTGTGTAAATTTGTGCACAGGTAAAAATCGGTCGATAAACTTGGATCTGTTGTTTCATTTGTCCAAATTCTTGACCGAACTTCTGTGTATGCATCGTTAGACGGTCTATAAAATTTTCCGCCTACATTAATTTGATCCCGATTATACTCGTGATTTAATGGTGCATATCCTAGGGTTGCGTCTGGTGCAGTATGATTTACATCCAAATGGTTTTTCTTAACCACACTTACTTTTTCTGGATCTAAACTATCTCTTAACGCGTTAGGTAAACTATCCGTATCCGTTGTATACAAAAAATAGTCTTTTTTGCGTTCCCATACTCGCTCTGGTGCCATCTCTAAACAGGTCATAACTATACCGCCTATACTCATTCTTGGCGCTCTAACTCTATAACCTAATGATACAAACCCGTTTGTTGCTGTATCATCCAAATTTCCACTATCAGTTGCAAACCGTTGTGAAAATCCAAACATTCCAGTTTGTGACCCAATCATCATTGGTTGTTTCATTACTTCCGTAGGAACTGTTATACCCTGCATCAATAAGTCGATAATATACTCATCGTCTATACCGTCATATTGTGCTCTTAATTTAGCAAACGCTGCTGTTTTTCTTGCTTGTTCTATATCTGCTAATGACATTGTTGCGTTCCCGCCGTCTGTCAATTCCGCAAATATTTCTGCAAACAAATAATGGTCGCCTACATCTGTAACACTTGACCCGTTCATAGCCGGTGCTGTTGTTCCCGCTGCTATTACGCCATTTGCTGCCGCGTTATATCCTGTTGATGTGTTCATTGCTCTTGTTGCTTTAATGGGTGCTGAAAAATTCAGACCATTTAACGCTACTTCACCATCAATCAGCTTTTGATCAAAATCAGCCATAATATGACTGTTTCCTTCGTTTGGCCAAAAGGCCTCTGCTAAATTATGATCAAACTCGTTTCGCACTGCTAAACTTGTTGATCTCGCTTTTCTTCTATGGTTCACAATTGCATTATATGCTTGCACATAACTATTGTTCATATCTGCTACCCCGTGATGTAGCCCCATAGTTCCATAAAATGTACCGCGTCCGTTATCGCCCGTATCCATATCTGTTGGCGTACTATCCGTAACAACCGCTGAACCGTTATAATATTTATTCTTTTCAAAAAAACTAATCGGTGACCCCGCTATTCCGTTTTCTTTGCTATAACTCCTATTTAATTCATCTATTGACCCGTTAAACTGGTCAAATGCTAAATAGGGTACAAAATATGTGCATGCTTTCGCCACAATAGCGTTCACTGGCTTTTCTGATGTTTCCATCATTTCCACTGATACATTTACATTTCCGCTGAAACCTTCTTCGCGTAATATTGGATCTGCTTTAATCGGTAATATCTTACCAGCATCCCCTGACGTTAATACACGTCCTTTGCTCATACGTCTCGTGCGCTGAAAGCTCACTGGGACATTAGGTATCATTTCTGTATTTCTCATTTTTTTCTTCTCCTGTTAATAATTCGTTTAATTATTTTTCTTATTGCAACGCACGATCTACATGATGTCGCCATTCGTTACTCCATCCTTGTTGCTCAATAGGATTCACTGTTATCTGTGATCCTCTATTTTGATATTTCTTATCTTTTACGCTTCCCAATAATTGGGGCCCGTAAATTCCATACTGATGCTTAATTCCTGCCTGTGCTAATTCTGCAATTACCCCAGAAGCCTCACCAAACAATTCTTGAATAACACCCAACTCTACATAATCGTCCGGGGCTATTCTTAATCTTTTTGCTATTTCCAGCGGAACTGTAAAATCTTGAAATCCAAATTTTACTGGTACCGCGTCGCCTTGCTCATATCCTGTATAATCAATTTCGTCCGTTGTTGCTGAATGAATAGATAGAGCGTTTGCTTTGCTAATTGCGCCTCTTAATTTTGCCATTCTTACATCATGAGCTTGAAAATTTGTTCTATTCATTTGCTCCAATCCAACTTGAACACCAGTTTCTATTCCTGCTGCAATTGGATTTCTTGTCAGGGTAGGGGTTGCGTAAACCCCGTCCATCATAACCCCTTGTGCCAATGTTCCTGCGACGGCATTTCCGTATGCACTACCGCCGCCAGTCCTTAACGCTGTTAATGGGTTTATCCCTGCCTTTTGTGCGTCTTTAACCAAATTATCATAATAATTTTCACGCACTCCTTCGTTGACCTTTCTACTTTCGACAACTTCGTTTTTATTACGTTCGTATACTCTTTCACTTTCAGCTTTATTTGCAGCCAACACTCTTGTGTTTTCTTTTTTAGCATCATTTCTTGTTAAAATTGCGCCTGCCGTACTTGCTGCACTTGATGCCAAGGCCACTTTTGTGCCTGCGCCCAATTTTGCTATTGTTCCCGCAGCCGCGGGTCCCATTGTTGCTATTGCTGCTCCTGCGATTATTGACTCGACAGGGTTTTTTATTATTGGACGTAATATTTTACGTTCGATCCATTTGAACATTTAAATCTCCATAATTATCGGTAATACGAACAAAATAAATCCGCCTATTACGCCAAAACTAAGGCCGGATATTATTTCTTTAATCCACATTCTTTCGCTCCCAATATGAAAATATTAGATCGGCTGCGACTGCGGCTGCAGCTATTGCACCAGTCTCTATTGCAAGTGCTGCTTCTTGCGCTACTCCCATCGTTATTAATCCGCCTGCGATCATTGATCCCAACCGACGTAACGTTGGCTTTAGTAGCTCTTTTAAAATAAATTTGTGCACATCTCGCTCCCTGTTCACTTTCGTTCCACAGTTTGCGTTTTGTTCTATCGGATTCGTGTAATATATATTATGGATCCGGACAAACCTGTGGATGTTCTCTGTATATCTCTGATTCGAATACATTGTCAACTTATTTTTTACACCACGGTATATATTGTTTTCCACCACTTCCGCCTCGTGCCTCGTTTCGGGTTG